ATTGGGATTACCAAGTTATAAAATTTTTAGTTTATTTTTTGTATAATATAGTTATTTAGCTTCCAAACGCAACGCCACCGAGGCCGTCCTTTATGCGTAAAATGTTGTAATTCACAGCGTAACAGCGTATTTGCGGAGAACCTCCACCGACCGGGTTTCTGATAGCCAATTTAGCGTTATCGATACGAGAGAAATTTAGTGTACCACTCGGTTGCGATTTATTTAAGGTTAATCCAAACGGCCACGTGTAGAGTGGCGCCGTATCCAATACGGAACTCGGGATCGAACTCGTGTGCATTTCATGGACGACATTGTGGTGGAAAGTTTTGCTGGTGTTTTCAAAGAGGGGCGTACCGTTGATGTACAACGTAGAATCATCGAACGAATACTCGGTTTGCCACGCCGCACCGGCTGACTGTCCCGAGACCAAGTGAACCGCCTTCGTCGGGTGATTGAAATACGTTAAATCCACCTCCGTGGCCGTATTGGAAGTTATTTGGTATTGGGTTTGTGTAATCAATATCTCCTGTTCCTGTTCCGTGAAATATTTGCGTTCATCAGAATCTAAATACACATACATACCATACACCTTGGGTGTTTCCGCTGGTGTAAATCCATCGCGGCACTTGACACGAACTTCGACTTCATGGTACGCGAGACCGCACAAGGGGAGACACTTCGTGAAATCTTCAGCAAAGAAGAACGGTATCATGTAGTAATCGGCACTCGGTTCAACCGCGGTACCTCGGGCGTTACCCGAGACTTCGTTGGTAGTGACGGCACAAGAGGCACGGGCACCGTTTTCTCTGTACAAAACATTATGAACCCCCTGGATGTACAAAGAATCGAGGCGGGCGACTTCCTGACCTCCTATGTGCAAACTGAATTCGGTGGGCTCAGATGCGGTGTTGGAGAACAATCCGTCATTGTTTGTTTGGACATTACTGATGCTTTTGGCTTCGATCCACAAATAAGAAAGTAAATCTCCCTTGGAACGGATCGGAATAGTAACCTCGTTGTTAGATCCGAACGTACCGATGTAGTCCATACGCTCGGGTTTTATGGCGAAATTTGTATGACGTTTAAAATTTTGTCGAAAAAATGAGACCTGAGGCTCGCCTGTTATATAGGCATCTTGAACACCGACACTTACAAGATCAATCAACGCAGCTGACATTTACTAATAATGTATATTAAAAATTTAGCTCGATTGATACACAAGAAATGGTTGTGTTTCAAGCTCTCACCTGGGAAGCACGGGATACGGAAGAATGTGATGAACATCTTATCAGTATTTTCGGAAAAACGGAGGACGGAAAGTCGGTTTGCCTGACAACAAGCTTTGCGCCGTACTTTTTTGTTAAACTTCCCAAGAATACATCGGAGCAAGATGTTCAGCGGCTATATAATAATCTCAACGCACAGAGACCCGGCTGCCTGGTGAGTTATAGTCTTACGAAAAAGAAGGATGTATGGGGATTTCAGAATAATGAAAAGTTCGCATTCATGCATTTGAATTTTAATAGCGTTACATCTAGACGAAAAATCAATTCATTATTTATGTATAATAATGAGTTTAAAAACTATAAAGTGTATGAATCGAATTTAGATCCCGTTCTGCGGTTAATGCATCGAACCGGCATTGAATCTACTGGGTGGCTCGATACTGGTTCATCCTGTGTTAGATCTCATCTCGCTACTGTGGATATTGATTTATTCTGTAACGATTGGAAAACGTTAAAACCTGTTGAAAAGACAAATACAGCTCCGTTTGTTGTTGGTTCGCTTGATATTGAGGCGAATAGTTCTACAGGTAAGTTTCCCTGTGCGACTACCGAAGGAGATGCTTGTTTTCAAATCGCTGTATCCTTATGTAAATTTGGTTCCGATGAACCATACGATAAAACATGTTTTTGTTACAAAAACACAGATCCAAACCTTGATGGGTGTAATATTTTCAGTTATTCCACTGAACGTGAAATGTTGGAAGCATTTGCCAAATACATTCATAAAATGGATGTTGATATTATTTTGGGTTGGAATGTGTTCGGATTTGATATGGAATATATTTATCAACGAGCTCAGTTAGTTAAGTGTAACCTAGACTTTTTCAATTTGGGAAAACTCAAGGATCACGAGTGTGAAATGGTATATAAGAAATTGTCATCGAGTGCTTTGGGGGACAATGAACTGAAATTGCTTCCTATGCCGGGAAGATTTATTTTTGATTTATTTCAAGAGGTAAAAAAGGGGTATAAATTGGATAGTTATAAGTTGGATTCTGTAAGTAAGGAGTTTTTGGGCGATCAAAAAATCGATATGCCCGCCAAGGAAATGTTCAAGAGATACAAAGAAGAAGATCCGGTAAAGCTTCGAGAGGTTGCTGAGTATTGTATTAAGGATACATTACTTCCTCACCGCCTTTTAACCAAATTATGTACTCTCGTCAATCTTCTAGAGATGGCAAAGGCCACGTGGGTTCCCCTGACGTTTTTGTGCGAGAGGGGGCAACAAATCAAGGTATTTAGTCAGCTGTGTAAGAAGGCGAGGGAGATGGGTTTTATGGTACCGACTATCAAATATGGTGTTATTTCTGAAGATGGTTATGTCGGGGCTACCGTCCTGGAAGCTGTGAAAGGAGCTTATTATAATCCGATTACTGCTCTTGATTTCGAAGCGCTATATCCCAGTATAATGTGTGCTCATAACCTATGTTATTCTTCGTATGTCATGGACGAAAAGAACTATGGTAACATCCCGGGCATTACATATGAGGAATTTGAAGTTGGAGATAAAAAATATAAGTTCGCACAAGGCGTCCCAAGTCTTTTACCAAGTATTCTTGTTGAATTGAAACAATTCAGGAAGCAAGCAAAGAAAGATATGGCTGCATCTACTGGATCATTAAAAGAAATGTATAACGGTAAGCAATTGGCCTACAAAATTAGTATGAACTCTGTATATGGTTTTACGGGCGTAAGTAAGGGAATGCTCCCGTGCGTCCCTATCGCATCTACGGTTACTTGTAAGGGTAGAAGCATGATTGAGGAAACAAAGAATTATGTAGAGGCCAATTTCCCGGGTTCAAAGGTAAGGTACGGGGATTCCGTTACTGGTGATACTCCACTACTCATCCGAAAGGACGGGGTCATTAGTACATCGAGAATTGATTCACTCGTTGATATGTACAATCTTCGTTCTGATGGTAAAGAAACATCCTTGATAGATGCCGAGGTATGGACTGAAAATGGATTTACACCCATTAAACAGATCGTAAGGCACAAGACATCTAAAAATATACACAGAGTTGTAACACATACGGGTATTGTCGATGTCACTGCGGATCACAGTTTACTCCTAAAAAATAAGTATATGGTCAAACCATCCGAGGTGGGACTCGGGCAGGAATTATTACATGGAAATACCAAGGATGCATTTGAAACAACCGCGCGCACGACAGATATTACACGAGATGAAGCAAAGGTGATGGGTTTCTTTTTCGGGGATGGTTCGTGCGGCACTTATGAATGTCCATCCGGAATTAAACGAACATGGGCATTAAATAACTCTAACATGGATTATTTACTTGAAATGCAAAAACTGTGCCCGTTTGAAACTAAGATATATGATACACTTGAAAGTAGCGGTGTATATAAACTATGTGCCGTCGGAGATGTTTATTCCGTGGTTGAACGATATAGAAAATTATTTTATAACAGTCACAGTGAAAAAATTGTCCCTCCGTGTATTCTAAATGCGTTCCCCAACATTATAGAACGTTTCATTGAAGGATATTACATGGCGGATGGCGACAAAGCGGGTAGCAGAATGGATTGTAAAGGCAAAGAAGGCTCTATGGGGTTACATTTATTGGGTAGAATACTGGGATATAATGTATCTATCAATACTCGACAAGACAAATTGAAAGTTCTGAGACAAACCTGGACAAAATCAACACAAAGAAGAAATCCGATTGCTATCAAAAAACTAGAGCTTCTTGGTGAGACCGACGATTATGTATATGATCTTACGACGGGATCTCATCATTTTCATGTGGGACCGGGTGAATTAGTTGTTCATAATACAGATTCTGTAATGGTTGAATTTGACATAGGCGATCGCAAGGGTGTTGAAGCCGTAGAATACAGTTGGAAAATCGGAGAAAGAGCCGCTGAAGAATGTAGTTCTCTTTTCAAGGCTCCAAATAATCTCGAACTTGAGAAGGTATATTGGCCATTCTTTCTCTACTCTAAAAAACGCTATGCCGCTAAACTTTGGACACAAGGTAAAGATGGTAAAATGAACATGGATTATATTGATATTAAGGGATTACAAGTTATTCGTCGTAATAATACAATGCATCTTCGTGAGGTGTGTAAGGAATTGTTCGATCTCATTCTCAATTCAAATGATACGGTACCACCCAAAGAATTGGCAAGACAGCGAGCGATTGAGTTATTATCGGGCGATGTTCCAAACGACAAACTAGTTCTTTCACAAACGTTGGCAGACAGTTATAAGGTTAAGGGTGTTTCTAGGTCTGTTAATAGCGAGTACATAAACGAAATGAATCAATCCCACGTACAGGTTGTTCGTAAGATGAGAGATAGAAAACCCGGAAGTGAGCCACAAAGTGGGGATAGAGTACCTTTTATTCTTATTAAAACGGAAGATCCCCGCGCGAAGGCATTTGAGATGTCCGAAGATCCAAAATACGCAGCGGATAACAATATTCCTATAAATTACCATTACTATTTCGAAAATAAATTTTTGAATCCAGTTTCAGACTTACTCGATCCATTATATGAGGACGCCAAACAAGAAATTTTCGGTGAGATTATAAACAAGCATAAACCTCCCAAAAAGGCACGGAAGCGCAGTGAATATCCATCACTGAGTTCTATGAAAAAGGATGATTTAATCGAAGAATGCAAGCAATTTAATATAGATTCAACCGGTACATCTGCGGTACTAAAGGAACGTCTAAAGGAGGCACGTGCCAAGAAGGAAAATAATAGTTCAAGTATCGCAATGTTATTTAAAAACTACGAACAAAGTAATAGTAAGGAATGACATCACCGGAACTAGAGGAGTTATTCAATAAAGAGGTTGATAGAAGAGTCACAGAAATTCTCTCGGTGTGGGTGGAGAAAATTTCGAGTACTCACCGCGGGATTGATATAGAAGTTCTTTTGCGTGACTTACCAGAAAGTGTATCCGATTCACATTTTAGTAAGGGAAGATGTCGGGGCGTTATTAAAGGTGGAGCGCGTTGTAGCCGACTGGGCAAGAATGGGGGTTATTGCGGGTTTCACCTCAACCAGAAAAAGAAAATTTGTCCAGTTATTGTAGAATCAAAATTTGCGCACACGCATGACATGTCAATACAATACATGGATGACTGTCCGGCTTGTATTGCGTCAAAAAATATTACACAATCCCGACCTTCGTCCAGTCGTAATGAACTTATAGATTTGGATAATATAGTATAGTAATGAGTAAATCGGATATTCTACTAACATCAATTAATCATTTTTATGACGACACCGAGAATAAAGCTATGTTGAAATCTATACTCGATAAATCTAGTGGTATTTCATTGCGTAATTTGGAATGGTTTATCACTAATTACGCTAAAAAACATAACCTGACATATACGACAAGCAATGGTAAATTATTTACAGTTCATTGCGCATATAAAAGTACGCTCGATGGTTATAGTAAAAAGTTATTTGACCCATTTTGTCGTTCGGAAAAGATATCATATACGATACCGGGGACAGATGATGAAATTAGTACTACGGTTGCCCAACTCAATTTCATCAAATGGTGTATAAAAAATAAAGTGATCGATTACATTTCAAACAATAAAGATACGCTATTTAATAAGCGAGAGAAATAAACCCACCCGAAAATTTAAACGTTTGATAGCCAGTGTAATATAAGTGTAGTGTGTAAGTATCTGTTAAACCGGATTTGAGATTAATTTCCAGATTAGTTTTGTCAGATTTTAGTTGCGAAAAATCTAAGCTTCCCGATGGTTTCACATTCATTGGATACATCGAGAAGCTATACGTATAGACATTTCTATATGGACGAGATAATCTAGCCCTTATTGTAGTCAAGTACTTGTAATAAGAGTGATTTGCGTCTGTTATGTTTGGGGTGTCTTGTCCATTGATATAAAATTTTGCTTTATCCATGACTGGATAAAAGAATGAATACAACTGATCAAAGTCAAGTATAGATCCGAAATTGAATCTATTTTGAAAGTAATGGTAATCGGCACTCACCGAACCCGGTATCTCATAACTTGCCAGGTAACTGGAATCCACTCCCGGACCCTGTGCGACTTCCACGTTTTCAAAATCTTTGTTTCTCAGAAACCAATGAATACATTTTACGGGTATATTCGGGACTAATTGTAGTTTGACTTGGTCCTTTCCTACTTCCGTTTCCATTGTTGGGTGTTTCTTGACGACGTCGGTTATTAACTGTGTCGCTTCTTTCATGTAATAAATTCTTTCCTCTGGGGCTATTGTTAATTCCTCCGTGATTATGTCAAATTCCGGGACTGAGATAGTCGTAGATGAGTCCGTGAAGAAGGTTTGAGGATGTAACACGAATGTAAATTCAAGCTTTTGTTTATGAATTGCACAAAGTGGGAAGTAGGGTCTATTTGGTTGGTTTGTGTCATATTCATCACCCGAATATTTTCTTGAAAAGAAGAACGGAAGGGGTATGATGAGATCGGTATCATACTGTGCATAAGCACCATTATCTACGGCACCATCGTAGGGAATGCCACGGTTAATCAATATCTTATTGGTGATCTTTTCGGACATTTCCATATACAACTCGTCATATAGTATCATCCAATCGTCATATATAGTTTCCAATTCTAATTCATCAACCCTCATGGTTATCGATTTGAATAGATGTCTTCCCAATTGGTCGGCATAATTCTGACCATTCCCGGGAGCACCGTCTATTTTTGGCATTTTTATTGAAATATACATATTACTCAATAAATCTCCCATGTTTTGTGGGTTCATGGTAACCTTTATGGTTTCACCAAATGGCCACGACGCTTTTCCTCCTGGATTAATGACGGGGGTGGTTCGATGATATTTCGAAAAATTTGAATGTCGTTTTTCTTTATAGGTAAATAAAGACCTCGCCTTATCATCGTTTGATATGAGGTGTTCATCTTGCTTTCCTATTGCGTGAAGGCATATCATGGCTCCGGTGCTGGCACCGTTTATGTCGCACATACTACTTATTGCTTACATATTTTTAATATCTAATTTCCACATATCTATGGGAGATGTTTGTTTCATAATTTCCAACTGGCGTCTAGCTTCATTGGATTCCTGGATGAGCGATTTCACAGACTCTTCTGTGTATTGAACAGTCTTGATATTCAGTAGATAATCGTAATTTCCATCTATTTTGGGGAAGATTTGCGAGAGTTGTCGTTCAAGATCCAGCTTTTTTCTTCTGAAAACAATCAATTCTCCATCTATAACCATCAAAACGAATTTGGATTTGTGGCTACATAATGCCGCCCTCTTTTCCAGTACGTCAATAAGATGAGATTTTCTTGCGTTGTAGTGTTTCATTCGCAATTCAATGAAATCAATAAGGATTTCTTCCGGACTCTTATATTTATATATTCCCTTTGTTGGGTGAAACAGATGCATATTTGAAGAGTTTAATGACCGTCTCAATTTTAAATCTTTGACTGGATCCTTACCCGTATAACCAACAATGTCAAAATCAACATTTTCGGTTGTACTGTTATTTGTATATGAAGCGATTGTCTTCTTCTCAACGAGAGTGTCAAGGTGTTCCTTGTAATCTTGTGTCCATCTTCCCGGAGGGAGTTCAATTACTTTAATTTTGGATCCCATATCCTTCCACATACCTTCGGCGATCCAAGCACCCTCGTTACCCTCTCGTGTAATAGTACCTTTGAATCCCCTATACCACGGTTTCATGGGGACGATTGGTTTTTTGTCAAGAACTCGGAGGATATTGTTTTTGATATCAGCCGGATTAAATGGCGGAATAAAACTAGAAAATCCAGTCCCGATACCTTCAGAACCATTGATGAGTATCATTGGGAGGGTAGGCATATAGTAATTCGGTTCAATCATTCTCCCATCGTCATCCAAATATGTGAGGACAGCATCGTCTCTGTGATCAAACAGTTTTCTTGCTTCTTTTGTAAGTTTAGTGAAAATATACCTTGTTTGACTCGCATCCTTCCCACCCATCAATCTCGTACCGAATTGACCACACGGTTCGAGGAGATTGATATTATTACTACCCATGTAATCATTTGCCAATTTCACAATTGTATCAGCCAATGACACCTCCCCGTGATGATATGCCGACGTTTCTGCGACGTATGCAGCCAGCTGTGCAACTTTCATCTCATCTTTGAGATTCTTTTTGAAACAAGAATATATAACTTTGCGTTGTGATGGTTTTAACCCATCCGCAACGTGAGCAATGGATCTTTTCAGGTCTGCGAGACTAAAATTGACCAGGTCTTTGTGTATGAAATTTGTAATTCCAAGCGATTTAATAGAACCATAAGGGACTTCCAATTCATTTGGATTCTTTGCGGTATTTCTTAAAAGCCATTCCTTTCTTGCGTCAGCCTTCTTTTTGTCAAAAGCCAGAATAATAGATTCATCCGACATTTTATCCATTTCAAATTTCACCGTGAGTTGTTGAATTTGTTTGAAATATTCTCTTGCTTCTTTTGAAGTGGATGTACCCAGACCCTTGTAATATTTAATCTTCCATCCGGGTTTTCCATTTCCGTACCACATTCTAAACGAAGAATCTGTATAGAATGATTTCGTTTCCGACCCCTTTGTCGCCTTAATGATAGGCGTAACCATACTCACAACAAAGTTCAGTTTCAAAAGACTTGGCCAGAAATGATGTATCATGTTTAAAATCAGACCCTTGATATGTGACCCATCGTTATCGGCATCTGTCATGATCATTAGGCGACCATACCGAAGATCGGAAACATCTGTATATTCTTTGCCTTGTTGGAGACCTAAAATCTTCTTGAGATCATTGAACTCCTGATTTGATGTAAGCTGTGTTACGGAAGCATCCCGGACATTCTTACATTTACCACGGAGTGGAAAAACACCATAATGATCCCTACCAACGACCGAAAGTCCCGCAACCGCCAAAGTCTTCGCCGAATCACCCTCTGTCACGATGAGAGTACATTTCCCAGACTGTGCCGTACCTGCCTTATTTGCGTCATCTAGTTTTGGGATGCCAGTGATTTTTGATTTTCTTGAACCGTCCGTCTTTTTGAGTTCCTTCATTTCCTTGAATTTTGACAATGCCAAGAGTTCATCTTGAATTCCAGTCTTGAGTACATTCTTGATAAAATTTTTCGGTGGTTCAAATTTACTTCCAAACTCTTGCGATTTTGATGTACATTCGGATTTAACCTGACTACTGAACGTAGGATTTTCAAGGGTAGCCTTTACAAAAACATTGAATGTATTTTTCACTTGTTGAGGCTTTAGTTTGATTTTCTTTGATAATTCATCAATGATACCCGCCGCCAAAAAGGATGTCACATGATCCACATGACTCCCTCCCTTGTTTGTACAAATACCATTAACAAACGAAACCTGTTCAAGGTTGTTATCAGATGGTCCGATGCACACCGACCAACGGTCCGTAGTCACACTGGCAAGAGACTCTACACCCTCATACATCTTCGCATAGGATTCAAGATTCATTTTGGGTAATGGTTCGTCCTGAAATTTTACCTTACAGTTCGGAGTGGTACAAATGTTCGCATCATACACTCTTTTGTGAAATATCCTGAATATCGTATTGTCCATCTGTTTCATTCCGAATCTTCTCCAATCTGGTATAAATGATACAGATACGGAAGACTTGCTACCGTTATATTTTTTCATAACGGGTGGAACACATACAGTCATATTATCTTTCCATATTTGCGAATAAGACATCTTGTTTTCATGATCTTTAATTTCTATGGAAAATTCTGATGAATATACGTTCGTGAGTTTTGCCCCGTATCCGTTTCTCCCACCCACTATTCTCTTTTTTGAGTCATCGTAGTTGGTACTTGTGAGAAGATGCCCAAACGTGAGTTCCGGATTCCATAGTTGCTCCTTTTTGTGCATCTTGATAGACACACCACCAAGGGGACCGTTGTTTTCGATTGTGATTTTTCCGGAATCTTTATCAATGGAGACATTTATACTCGTCACCTGTTTTGGGTGGAGCGAATTTCTATCAACCGCATTCACGAGTATTTCGTCGAAAATCTTGAGAAGAGCGGGGGAATATTTAATATCCCTTTTTTCAAACTTTTTTCCATATTTATCAATAAGCCAGTAGGTTTCCGGCGTTACTTCAACCGGACCAACATAGGAGTCTGGTCTCTTTAATATATGCTCTATATGGGAAAGTTTTTGAATGCTTTCCTTCATTTCTCTTGAAAATTTATAGACACAATTCTTTACTTAGGTTTTTTTAGATCATATATCATCCGCCCGATATCTCCTAGCCATACCATAGTAGCTATTAAACCAATTTTCAACCTCCTCCTTTGTTTTTGTCAAGTTTGGTATATATAAATTTTTAATAATTCCAGTTTCACGTCCCATTATTTGCCTTATGTTTATTTTAGGAGGATTTACAAAACAGCACCTACACACCCTTCTTGCCTTTAACCCAAATAACTTAATTCGAGATACATTATTTAACAAGAATAAGGGTCTTATGTGTCTATACTTGTATAATAATTCGTATTGTTCGTCTGTATTCGGTCTAATTGTTATATCGAGTGGTGACTGACACACATAACATTCATGTCTCCAGGATAATTTTGGCATACTTATGTATACGACGATGCTTTACTTTATAGCACTTTTAGTTATTTTGGTTCTTTTTTTGAACAGAAACAATACACGTCGGAGTAATAAGAAGTCTTTGGAGACCCTCATACGTCAGTCTGCGAGGTATGCAACTGCCGCCCAACAAGACGCGGCACCTCTTATAGCTGTGTTACATGCGAATTATGCCGCGGCATATATGTATGCGGCAACAGACATAGCCACAGACTCCGAAATACACACCGCAACCGGTGTGGATGTGGTTACATTCAAAGAACACATAGTAAATGTTCAAGATATGGTAACTAAAAGAACTACAGAAAAATGTCCCCAATTTGCGGGAGAAGTTGATTTGTATTTATCAACTATAGCCGGACAGGCAGATCTATAACTCCTAAGTAAAAAATAACATCTCATTTTTTCCAGATTTCTGAAAAATAAGCCATGGAAGTTATACGCGATAGCTGCTGGTATGCGCTTCTTATGCAAACCATTAAATTTTACAATGTTATTGAACCGGATGAGCGATGTGTCCGACTCGCCGATGCTGAATGGCGACTGAAACAGAGACACGAAGCTATAAGAAAAGCGAAAGCTCAGCGTGGAATTATCGTTATCGATCCTGTCATTGAAGAACCACGAGAAAAGCGAAATTCTCACAAGATATGTGCGGCTACTACTATGGCCGGTAAAAGGTGTAGCTACAGAGCCGTGTGCGGAGACTTTTGTAGAAAGCATAAGGTTCCTACAGAAGATATCGATGGCTTGGCGAACATGATGAAGGGTATCAAAATCGATAATAAATCTGTTACAGACGGGAGTGTTGATGACCTCTGTAAAATGGTTGATGAAATTAAAATAACTACTTAATTTAAAGAATGTTAGACCAAGATACCCTTAGACCTGTAATTATATCAATGGTATTGTACATATTGTTAAGCGTTTCTATCCCTAAATATATAACAAAACCCAGCGGAATTAGATTTATCGATGATATTGTCGCTTATCTTATAACCCAGAAAGGAAATGTTGCGTCGGGAACCATATTAGTTGGGGTTGTCATACTCGCCTCAAATCATATAAGTGACAAATTCCTTTAGTATTGTTTCCTTACTAACGAGTCGTTTAGTATGTGAATGATCCATTACCTTAAGATTTCGCATGACCGCATCAGACATGTATGTCACGAGTTGCTCAAAATTAGGTTTTCCCCATTCCATACCCTTTTTGAAAAGAAAATCATCTTCTTCTAAGAATCCGGGTTCGCACTCAATTGTATATGGAGTTTTGATGTATTCAGGAGCTCCCCCGAAATTTGTAATAATCACTGGCTTATTACGAAGTGCCGCCTCTACTGCGCCCATACCCACCCCTTCTGACGATGAAAAGCTTACATAACAATCCGAGATTGTATGAATATCTTCCATTTCATCATCAGAAACAAGTCCATTTATGACCTTTACGCCCGGTAACGGAATTTCAACGTCTTGATTACACGTAGCCTTTACGATTAACCGGACATTTGGCATTTCTTGTTTTACTCGCATAAAAGCGGTTAAAATACCTTTAAAATTTTTTCGATTATCCGCTATATTCCCAATATGATAAAAGGTATATGGTTTAAATTTTTTGGGACTAGGTATATGAGCATGTAAAGTGATAAAATTGTTTTTTGGGAACTGTTCCGAGAGTACATCTTTACAGAATTGACTCGGGACGTATATCGTTTCAAATTCGTCACATATTTTACCATAGTCTTCATGTACTGTTTTCGTCTCACATACAGTCATACAGGAGAGGTTCTTGACACGACTTTTCAAATATGGGATTAAATCCAGAGTGGGTTTGGTCGGTATAATAAATACCAGACCACTTTCACATTCCGGAACTTCTTCCCCAAAGTGATAATACTTTGATCCAGGGAAAACATTACAATACTTACTACAGTGCTGACCTATGCCACTTCTCAGTGTTGGTCCAATGAATATCATTTAGTATAAAGATAATCTTGCTTTTATGTATATTACAATGTCCGACATCAGACGAGAAATTCTTGAAGAGCTTACCCGTGTTCGTCTTGATAAGACGCGACTCTATACCCTCCTTTTGAAAATCGTTGATTCCTGCGGTTGTTGCGCGGAGGCTTCTCCGGCGCCCGCTCCGGTCAAGGCGGAACCGGTCAAGGTGGAAGAACCGGTCAAGGTGGAAGAACCGGTCAAGGCGGAACCGGTCAAGGCGGAACCAGCACCGGCACCGGTTGAAGCAAAGCCCAAGGCCAAGCCGGCCACAAAGAAGGCCACTACGAAAACTACCACGAAGAAGACTACGACTAAGAAAGCTGCTGCTTCCACCTCTTCTTAATTTCATTCATAATTTGTAACTTTTTATTCACAGGAGAATTTATAAATAATTCAAATTCTGTTTCAGCTACAGTATATTCCTCTATTTTTATGTTATGTTTTTTCAATGTCCTTTCGATTGTTTTCCTGTCAGGGAATCCATCCGTCGGGTTAAACAGACCCAGGACTTCGTTACTCATTAACTAATATAAACGATTCACTTTTATATCAATTAATGAAAGCATCTTGCTCCACGATTTCCGGATCGCGTCGGGATATACCCCCAAGACGCAAGAGCCATAGAAATTCCAAAAAGAGAGATTTTCCCCCAAAACGACGTAATAACGTTGGTATCGAATTCAAAGAGTCCCTCGAAAGACACAATAAAGTCTGGAATACATCCAATTCCAGTAGTATAGCACTCCAAAAGGCTGTTGCTGAAGTTCTCGCACCTTATATTCAAACGGATTCCGAATACTATGAACAATATTCTTCAATGGATAACGTACTTGGTATTATATTGGGTGGTGGTGTGGGTTCTCGTTTATACCCTCTCACCAAAAACCGATCAAAGCCAGCAGTTCCATTAGCTGGGAATTATCGTCTGATTGATATTCCAGTAAGCAACTGTATAAATAGTGACATCACCAAAATGTATTGTCTTACACAATTTAATTCGTTGTCACTTACACGCCATTTAAATCAAGCCTATGATACTAATATCGGGTCATTTCTGAGCAAGGGGTTTGTTGAAGTATTGGCAGCACAACAAAGTCCATCGAACGAGTCCTGGTTCAGGGGTACAGCCGATGCCGTTCGTCAATATCATTGGATCTTTGAAGAGACTGGTTGTGACGAGTATATCATATTGGCCGGTGATCATCTGTATCGCATGGATTACAAACCATTGATATATCATCATCGTTTGACAGAAGCTGACATTACTGTATGCGCTACGTATGTAGGGGAAGAGCGTGCGTCGTCCTTTGGGTTAATGAAAGTGGATTCAAAGGGAAGAATTATTCAATTCTCCGAAAAACCAGTAGGTGATGAATTACTCGAAATGAAAAACAAGACTAGTTCTTCTAAACCACCGTATCTCGCGTCTATGGGTATTTATGTCTTCAGTGCCAGGGCCGCAAAGAGACTATTAATGGATGAGATGCCACACGCAAATGATTTTGGATCAGAAATTATACCAGACGCCCAATCCAGTGGGTATAATGTCACTTCTTATATTTTTGATGGTTATTGGGAAGACATTGGAACCATTGAATCATTTTATAACGCAAATTTAAAGTGTAACAATAAATTGCCCGATTTTAATTTTTATGATTCCGTTTCACCGATTTATTCTAAACGGCGTCATCTTCCTCCTACGAGGATGGTCGATTGTTCCGTAACTTCTTCATCTGTTTGTGATGGTTCTACGATTATCAAAAGCAAAATTGAAAATTCTACAGTCGGTGTTAGGAGTTATATTGGTGAAAACTGTATCATTAACGATTCTATTATAATGGGAGCGGATCATTTCGAAGAGCCCGAAGAATGTGACGACCTTCCTGGATGTATCCCAATTGGTATTGGAACGGATTGTATCATTAAGAAGGCTATCATCGATAAGAATGCTCGCATTGGTTCGGGATGTCATATTATTAACACGAATAATGTTAAGAATATGGATGCCGAAGATATAGGATATATGATTAAGGATGGTATTATCATCATTCCTAAAAATACTACACTTGAACCCGGTACAATCATTTAGTATTGGGGCGTCCCGGGACTACCTGTTCTATTCACCCAATATATAAAAACACCAAATAATAACATTAATATAAATACTAAATACTTGAAAGGATATTTACTTTTGGGTTCATGTACTTCTTTATCTGGAAGGCGCTGGATATTTACATTTAAAGAATCCAATTTTCTAGCCAATTTGTCCAATGATATCAATATTTGAAGTTCCCTGTCTTTTGGTTTTTCTTTTACATCTACCGTTGTAATTTCTAGAACCATATACCATTTTGAATCTGATTTTAGTGTAACATAATCCCCATCATCCTGTTCTTCATATATTTTGAAGTTTAATTTCTTTATGGACATGGGATTGAAATAATTTGTCTTTCTGTGAAACATTTTAGCTTGTTTGTCTCTAAGAATGGTTGTAGAAGTTTCGGTAAAGTGTCTTTCTAGTGGTACTCTTGCCAATACCTGGCCATGTCTTTCGTCAATGACTTGTGCCGATTTAGGAATGTCTGGACATACAATATCGACATATTTTGGGACATTGGATACAGAACTCGCGGGTTCTGGTTCGAATATCTGTACATAACCTGCATTTTGAATACTCCCTGCTACGACCATATCACCCGTGAGATCCATGCTCATGTTTCTACCGAGTTGGTCTCCAGTTTCTCCGTAATACGCATCATTTACTAAAGTCCACGTGTTTGATATGGTTTTATAGTCAAGCATCTTGACATAACCCCTGTTAAGTAGAGAATTGACGTCTTGAATTGCACCCACCGCTATTCGGCTTCCGTTTCCGGAGAGTGCGACGGAGTGACCAAGCTTATCTTTTGTATTTTCACCCAAGATATCAGCGCCATATTGTTCCCACGTACTCGAAGTTGTGTTGTATTTGAACACTCTTACCCGACCAGCCTTGTTAAGACCGCCACCTAACGCAGCTTCACGGAAACCCATCGCAGCGGTAGTACCGTCGGTTGATATAGATACTGAATATCCAGCTTCGTCACCCTCGGCATCACCCAAGAGGGGAGATCCGCCCATTTGTGTGTAATTTGTGCCATCCCAGGCGTATATTCTCATAGCACCCGCATCGTTTCCGCCGCTTATGTTATATTGATATGATCCACCCGCAATTCTTTCACCGTCTCCCGATATCGATACGGACCAACCAAGTTGTTCAGAATTCCCTGCGGCTCCCACTATATCGGCACCCTTTTGAGACCAAGCTGAACCATTCCATTCATATGCACGAATGAGACCCCGGTTGTTATTAGACAAATCATAGCTATAGGCGCCCGCACACACGATGTCCCCGACCGCATTCATGGCCATTGAAATACCAAATAAACTCCCGAATTCTCCATTAATAGTCGAACCCATCCTATCCCAGTTTCCGGTTGAGATATTATATTCGTACATGTCTATCAAACCATTTCTAGTTCCACCCGCATGCGCGTTGTATGAACCAACTGCCACACGCGAACCTACATCATTTATTGCCAAACCCCACCCAGCTTTATTTCCATTCGTGGCACCTGCTATGGTGTTTCCTACTTGTGTCCATCCACTGGAAGTTTTTTCGTATACTTTCGCACGACCACTAGCATTTCCATTTTCATCCGCGTCTGGACCCCCGACTATTATTCGTTTCCCGTCTAATGACATTTTAACAAATCCTTCACCATAGTCACTTTCTCCCTCTATTTTAGTCGTCGCTGTGAAAGGGGTTCCAGTACCAGCTTGTGCTCCGACCTGGGTGATATAGAAATCAACCATTTTGATGCCCATTACACGACTCATGTCTTCGACGTGTGTATTGGACTTGAGATTTAGATGAAGCGCAAATGTATTATTTGTCCCATCCACAAAATTAGAATCCAACATCACATACTGAACCTTTTTTGGTAAATCATGCAGAGACATATTATGAAATATACCAATATAAAAAAAAAGTTAATAATTAACATACGATGTGGTGGCTTTACTTCAAGGCACTCAAAAATATAATTGAACCGACATTTGTGTATAGGTTTGTTGTTGGTTTAACTATCGATACATGTCTTTTCATGAAAAAGGTTCCAATGATTGTTGCTACACTCAGTAAATTTGTGCATAGAAACATGAAACTCGCACCAAACAAAGCTCAAGTTTATTACGAAAATATGAAACAACACCTAACACTTGAAGTGTTACAGGAAGGTATTAGTAAAACTATTGAAAATGTACACAAGGAGAAGTTATCATTAGAACAGGATGTTTTAAAAAAGCGGTATAAAATGGAATGATCTAATTAATACAAGAATAATGTTTCCTGGATTTGGTGTAGGTATTATAATGTCCGTATTGGCGTTATTATCTGGAACTCCCCTCGAACCGCTCCCATTTTTATTCATTTTATCTTCCGCTAGATATGTGTATGGTTCTGATAGATATCTGGACGGCAAAACCGAAGATAATCCCGAATTACTTACGTTGTCCCTTATTTTATCTATGAGTATCCTGTATTATTACAATCACCCATTATGGGCATTAGTCGAGGCTTCATGTTTGCAAATATATGATCCCCTTAAAAAGCGTTTTCCCATTTTAAAACCGTTTTATGTTGGTACTCTATGGTCTTGTAATATTACCGTGGTTCCCCATATGATTTCGGGCGTTGATGTTATTCCTGGTGATGTTGTATCAATGGCATTGCTTACGACTGGTATAAGTAATATGGCAGACATAGATGATGTTGATGATGATTTGGACAATGGGATATACACAATTCCCGTTAAATATGGCGTACCAGCTACTCGTATATTAACGAGTGGATTGTTTTTGGGTGCGGCGTCAATTACGACAAAGACACACTTGTTACACGCACTACCACCTTCCAGACCACGACACATCATGAGAACTAAATGTCGTCCAAGACTATTATCTACATCTATAGTAACATGTTGAGTAAAATCATATTTAATGAGGTTGCGTTGATCACGTTGGTTACAATTGCATTTGGTCAGTTGTACAGTATATACCCAGATGAATTTGGATTTAAGCGTCCGATTGATCCATATTATTACGCATTTTCTATGATGAGTACCGCAGGAGGGTCGGAATTCAAACCCGAGACCGACCGAGCTAAAACTCTTGTTATACTCCAGTATATGGTCATAGTCACGGGGGTTGTTACTATTGTCAGTCAAGCAGTTTTGGGTAAATAATTCCTAAGTTGGCTTCACTTTTGATAAAAAGTAAAATGGATTACATTCCTTTGGTCACACACGAATACACTTTAGCATTTTTACAAGCGACGGATTCTTTGTGTTCCGACGTTCAGCGAATAATCTGGCATAAAATTTTATACGACGAAGATAGGGAGTTAATAACTCCATCGGCACCAATAAAGAAGGAAAAATGTTTTCCGATATATTACAGAACTTCCGGGAGTTGCTTACCCCGGAACCTATTCAGCGACAACCATCACTGATGGACATACTCGGACAAGAATCCCATGAACCAGAGGAAGATCGTCATTTACCCGTCATTGTCTCTACTACCCCCGTTAGATTTACAAATTATCCTTCTATTACGGTTAAGGAACCAAAGGGATATATAATCGCAACCAACGAGGCAAATGAAGAGGTCATACTTGAGGTATCGGTAAATGATAAATTCTCACATACAATCGAAGTCAATTCAGATAAAGAAAAAGAACACTATTACATATAAGAATGGCTAGTGTAAAACAAAAGCTAGAAGACATTCAATTGAAGTCAGAAAAAACTCTTTCTGACTTCAAGAGAAGAAATAAGAATGACTTTATCATGTACGGCGAAAACTCAAACTATAATGGACACATACAACAACTTCGTCATTTTAAGGAGAGGATTCGAAAGAAGATTCAGACTTTGGACAAAGAAGAATGTACAATGACGATTTCATCACTGATGAGTGAGTATAATTCAATAAATTCGGACAGCGAAAAATTGACCATGTACATGAGGTCTGAAATTGATAATAACGAGAAAGAGAAATGGTACAGCGACAATTTTGATACATGGCAAAGTTTGCCTCCTAGACAGGAATGTAAGGATTTTCCTATCAGTGAGAGGTTGAAATATTCATATAGTAGGTTAATACTATTTAAATATTTAGAGGATCGTTGGAAAATTCACACGTTTGGAAGCAATTTAGGATCTAGATTAGAGTTTTTTTAATCGCATATTATTTTTCTGTACTAATATTAAGTACCAACATGACTGCGTTTATTTCGCGTTCAGGTTCGACATCTCGTTCGACCCGGCGCAGTAGTGATCCAGTAAAGGATATACTGTTTTTGGTCGATAAAAACAAATTTAATATACCCGAGGGCGATTACATAGATATATGTGTCAATTTAAGGCGTATTCACTTGCGCTCAGCGACTAATGGGTTCGTGAAAAAACTATCAAAAGTGGTTCCTCGTATAGTAACTATGGCTACCGTACCACTTTTAATACTGCGTTCCTTTTTAAAGTTTAAAAAACAAAATTCTACAGAGAATGTAATGCCAAATGGCTCAACATTTACCATAGTACGCGGAGATGATAAGTTCATTCTTGGATAATTATTATTTATCGTCTTACAATACAATCTATCAAAATTAAACCATTACCTAACGCAGCTAATACCTGTATCGTTCGGTTTAGCAGCTCCCTTTCCATCCTGATATAACTTGTCAAAAAATTTTTAAGCTTGGCTATCGATTCTGTACGATGAAGGGAGGCGAGGCAGTTCATCATCGTCATCCATATCTGCCCACGATTTACTCGTGGATGGTTCTTCGTCGTTCGCTTTTTCTCTGTTTAACAATTTTCTTAAATTTTCAACCAACTGTGAATCCGTACATTCAAATTGTTCTTCGGGCATTTTTGGATCCATTACGTCTCCGTGTGATTTACACAGATTACACGGGACGCTTGGATCCTTTTCACACGTATGTTCCGGCTGAACTTTCTTCTTTTTTGTTTTTTTCGGAACGCGTGGAGGTTTCGGGACGGGTTCGGGTTTGTTGAGGTGCATGCGACAATACCTTTCACCCTCTAAACATTTATTTCCACAAGGAAGTCCCTTTGCCGTTTTTCCTTCACAGGACTTTTTTGGCTGTGGAATCATCTTCTTCAATGTTTGAACTTCGGTAGTCAAAGATTGAACAAGATTTGTTAATTCTGAAATCTGTTTCTCAATGTCGGTCATTTTTATTTGAAAAAATAAAGAGACTCGATCGACTTAGGCATTTATTTAGCTTTTTTTGGATCCATGTTAGTCCATGGAACCTCTCCCGCGTTTGTATCGTCGAGAGTCATGGGAGCGACTTTCGTGTTTTTCTCTGGGGTAACCGCCTCGAACGAGACCGTCTTCTTTTCTTCCTTTTTCTTCTTTTCATCCATCATGATCTTAATGAGGGCTCTCAAAACGGCGATGGCCAACACGATGGTTACGATTCGTCCTGCGTATGTGAGGAGAGTGTTCATGTTATATTATAATTAGATTTTTGTTTTTAGAACTTACGTCGTCGAATCCGACCGCCGCCGCCGCCGATCCGCCCCGCCCTCTTATGCTTGCTGTTGCTGGGTAAGCACAATCGGAGCGCGTCAGCGGGAGGTGTGCCCCGGTTTCTGCGATTCCGAACGCACACCTTTAACATCCGCCGACGCTGCGGGGACATTCGGGCGATCTCTGCGCGTTGAGCCGGTGTCGGTCCAGACATTTTGCCTATCTTCCCGACGATTCGCTTCACCCCAAATCGGAACCTCTTTTTCGCGTGCCCTATCTTCCCGAATCGCTTCATGCCTCGGTTCGTTTTACCGACTGCTTTTACGGGGCGACCGAATGCTTTTACGGGGCGGGGTCGACGATTTTGGCGCTCCTGACGGTCTCTCTCTCGGCGTCTTCGTATTTTTTCTTGGTATTCTCTTTCTTCATCTTTTCTCGCCCGCATTGTGCGTTCTCGGCGTTCTCGGCGTTCCCGATCTTCCCGTTCTCGGCGTTCCTGACGGTCTTTCTCTCTTCCTTGTTCTCGTCGGCGTGCGGTCGCCGCGAGACGAGCCAGTTTGGCATCAGATTCTGCCTTCATGGCCTTTATTTTTCTTTCCATTTTTGCTTCCGCCTTAGCTTCTCTCTCTTTTCGTTCCGCTTTCAATTCCATTTCCGCTTGTGCGCGCTTCGCTTCGATCCTTTGTCGTTCTGCTTCTGCCTTTTGTTTTTGTGCCCTGAGATACAAAAACACACCGACGACACCGCCGAGTAAAACCACGATTCCGATGATAATGGCGGTACTCATATCTGATATTGTAGCATATTATAATTTCCATGACCAATCATCTATGTGCGGCGCTGTCATGTTTATTTTCGATCTGTTTCCATCCTGACTTACCACGTATAAATCACCCGAATCGTTCAACATCAAACCAATTTGTAATACCTTTCTATTCATGATATCTGTCGTGGAGGATCTGTGTTCTCCTGATTTTCCCTGGGTACTCCAATGTGTATAAAATCCACGCTTCGAAATATCTAAACCAAAACCAACCATGGCTAAATCACTCGCTTTCAGCGATTTTATGTAAGGGACAATTTTTCGTTTTTGGATTTTTCCGTTTTTGTATATTTGCATTTCGAGACCACTCGTCGGACGAATCTTGTTTTTACCGACCGGAACTCTATTCCACGGTACCTCTTTTATGATTAAATAAACCTGACCATTCGCCGATACGTACTTGCGATTTCTTCTCAAGTAGTTGATGCCCGATTCGAAACCTTCACTCTTGGGCATTTTTTCAGATTTAAGGTCCGGTAATCTAAGACTTTTAAATATGATCTTTTCGTTACTTGCCGGTTTATAACTTCCGAAATATCCCGAATAGTTTGCCCCTTCCATTGTTTTTATCAATTTGTTCCAATCATCATTCATTTTCGGTACAAATCTAGGTTCGGTGGCATATAATAACATTCCATTCGGTCCCTTTATTTTTGACGCTTCCGGTACCCAATCCTTTAGGTATCTCTCTCCTCTGATGATTTTATTCTTTTCCCATACTTTTTCATGATCAGAACGAGTACAATAGGATCTACCGGGCATATACTTCCCGCACTTCTTTTTCCAACCGGGAACGTATAAGTCCGGTAAGGTAAGTGATAGGTTGGATGCCACGCGATGTAATTGGTTTAACATGTCTTTCATTGGTTTTGGTAGCGATGCCATCTTTTCTATGGGAGATAATGTATATTTGTTAAGTTCTATACCCCTTTGATACCGAGGATGACCACCCAATTTTAGCCATTTTTCTATTTGTTTCAATTTGTTCTTGAAATTTTTAGTTTCTTTTTCATGGAATTTTTCCAATCCCTCCTCCTTGTTTTTTGCCATGGCAATAATTCTCTGTGTCAGTAATTCCCTTTCCTTTTTCTGATTTGCCCGGAAAATTCTGGCCTTGGCTTCTCTTTCCTGGTCTTGTTGGCGTTTTAGTTCAGCGGCCTCTTTTCTTTCTCGTGCCAATCTCCTTTTTCTAGATTTTTCCTCTGCCAATTTTAATGATTTTTCTCGTCGTTTTTTCTGTATTTCTAATTCCTTTTGTCTCTTAATTTCATTTTCCCGGTCTATTTTATCTTGTTCCGCTTTTCTGATTTGTTCGGGCGTTTTACATCCAAGTTTTAACAATTCGTTTGGATTCGCACATCCGGTGAGATGAATTTTATCATTCGGGTTTTTCCCGTCCCAAGGTTTCATGCTTCCGTATAACTTACACGTGTTTCTCCAATTTACATTGTGTCTGTGATTACGGTGTGTCCATGCGATCGCCCCGTCTTCTCTCGCCATTTGCTGGCAATCGGCCGCACTCATATTTTTTCCTCGCTTATTAGCCAATATAGTCACATCGCGTCCCAATAAACCGGGTACAAAGTTTATATCACTGGCAGGTTTTTCCATTAACTTTTGTCTCAGTTGGGCATCTTTTCTATCTTGTATTGCCTGTTTATTATTAGAGACACTTTTGGGTTTAATTTTTCTCTTTGGTGTAATTGTCGGTCCTCTATTTATCATTTTTGGACCCCGGGAAGGGCGCATTGGTTTTCGTATTGTTCTTTTTTCTTGTACCGGCTGGGTTTGGATTACGGGTTGTTCCCTTTTTTCATACACAGGGAGGGGCGTTTCCACTTTCTCCTGGACAACCCTAGGTTTGATAGGAACTGCGACACGTCGTTTTTTGCGTAAGAAGTAGTATGACACACCAAATACAGTCAGGGTGTATATGATGAGTGTCCGATTGATCTTAATCATCTACTATAGGATTATATATTTTCTAGTGTTATATTAAATGCGATCGGTAAGAACAGTTGGATTCGAGGCAATTGTCATAGGTATAATTAATTACATGATTTACTGGATTATTACTACTGTAGGACCAAAACTCAATACTCCTTTGATTTTGGTAATGTGTGGAGTTCTTATTCATTTATTGTTTGAATATTCTCCAGTTGGAAATCTTAACAAGTGGTGGTGTTATAACACGTTTCATGATCATGAGCAACCGATGTCAGGTTAAGTAACACGCTCCAACTCGGGATAATATCCACTTTCTTCCAGTACCATTTCATAATATTCTACATTTGAGAATTTTTCTTCATACAGTCTTCGGATAGAGCCGACTCTATGATTATATCGTTTCTTATAATTTTCATAAAATTTTTCTTCGCCTCCCGGTCTTTTAGTTGGACTATTCTCCATTTGAGTGAATTTTCTATACGCATCTTCCCATGTGGAGAAGGGAATTTCCTTTTCTTTTAAGAATTCCCTAATAGATTCACGTTGAATGAACTCCTTGTCAGATTCCTTAAAAAATGAAAGAGGACGCAATTCTTCAATTCTTTTTGATAAGTGTTTTTTTACGGTTTCCAATTCGTACGCAGTCGGAGTATCCGTAGAAAATATCCGAAGCGCGGATTCAAATGCCGCATCGAAACTGGGGTTTCCTTCACAATTGAATTTTCGTTTAATATTTACCCCATAATTTATATTTTCTGGCGGGGGACACCTAACAGACGTGATATCAAATGATTTATATAATTCCGGAAATGTATTACTACTACTACTTTTCATTCTTCTTGAATTTTGATGTAAAAATTTAAGAAGAGTATTCTCACTTAGGAGTTCGCGGTCTCATCTTTGAATAAGATATCTTAACATGTCCCTCTCTATATTCGTTCCCTCGATACCCGCTTCGTTTAAGAAATCACGAACAACATTATCTGCTATCTGATCTAGAAATTCCTCATCTTCGCTTAATTCCCGGGGCGAATGACCGTCGTTGGTATCGTCGGGGTCTCCCGTGATCCACTCTTCGGCGGGGTGACCCAATATAGCAATATCATCCATTTCCGCAGCATTTTCGTCATCCGCAGTTTCTAATTCACCAATGCGTTCCATTAATCTAGTTTTATACGCTTCTCTGTGAAGATTTTCCATTTCTATAAACGTATTACACAGATTTTTAAAAGCATAGTCAAATGATTCGTGTGGTTCTCCTATTGTCTTACCCTTTAACGCTAAATACCTTCGGAGTTCTTTTGGTGTATATTCTGGTAAATGAACTCTATTCATGAGCGCCCAATGCCTGACTGTCTGATTCTTTACCCACGGACTTCGTCTATGTATAAATTTTATTTTATCTAATAATTGCTCAAGTCTATAATATTCACTATCAATACCTTCACCTTTGATGAGAAGAAACTTATAGTTATATTCGTTTTGGAAATGGTCAATTACCAAAGAGGTGGAAACACCAAAATTGGCAAGTCTGTTCTCAGATATTCTGTCATGTATTGTATTCGATAATTGTCTCACAGTATTAGGTGTAACTAATTCGCTCACCGTCGGTACCTTACTTTTAAATACATCTCGCAATAAATTACACACTTCTAAATACTCTCCATCTTTGAATTTTGATGAATTTCCGTCTAATATACTTTGTACTTTAAGAAGCTTTTCTGATACATCATTCATCTTATAGATTATTGATATCTTTTTCTTAATTGATTTTATGCCACCTGAAGTGTGTAGATTTTTTGTCAGAGTTATCTCCTTTGTATATTACACGCATATAGTCTAAACTAGTTGTACGTACTAACGATGTCCATGTATGCTTCTTCATCAATGAACGTTTTCAGTATATCCACGATGGCTTCATTACCACTACACACAGCTCCTACAAGACCCGGATACGCCATGACCTCCATGTATTCATGAAAGAAGTTACCAAGTGCGGTTTGACACGTGTTAATAAACGTCATAAACATCTCAAGTGCGAGTTCCTTGTCCTCTTTGATCGCAATCCAGTAAATACTAAAGTTTTCATAATTGTCGTTTCCGTTTCCAGCATCTTCATACACGTGATTTGCGTGTTCGAGGATTTGGTGTTCTAGCTTTCGAATCCCTTCGAGGTCGTCGTTGATAATAGCACGTTGGAGTTCCATTTTTTTATTGCTTAAATAAGCATCAGAGTCTAACTTAGGGCTATTTTTACTTTTTGTTAGTATATATACCTAGTCTTTCCAATCTGGGACTTTCTTTGTTCATGAATACAGTTAATTGTGTAACCTCTCCCGTTAAATACACTTGCCCATGAGTCTTGATTATAGGGTCTTTCCATACCTGTCCGATGCGCACGAGATTCACACGAGTTGATTTCGTTTTTGGGGTTTTACTGTGATGTATGGCGAGTACCGCCGCATCCCTTTTTGTTTCTTTTGGGATTGTATTTTCTTCACAACATACGATTACATGAGCCCCCGCTCCACCATCTACATGCATCCACCATTCATTGGGATAACTCGCCATGGTAAGATTATCATTTTCCTTTGCGTTTTCGCCGACTAAAATCTTAATACCATCTACGGAAGTGTATGTCTTCATTTATTTATAACTATACGTTAAACTTTAATTAAAAGCTGAATCTACCGCCAGGGAGGTTATTTACCGTTACATAAAGTTGTAAATAAATACCATTTTCATTTACGTCCATATGTTTATATTGAAGATGCGTTCCATCTAAATTAACAATTAAAGTATTGAAATAATTTTGTATCATAGTTTTCAATCTTATTATGCTTTCGACATCTTTATCTATACCACCATCTTCGGGTATATATTCTGCTCTGACTTCGCCTATTCTTAATGTATTAGATAACGTAAATTTGTGCTTATAACACACAACACCATTATCGTGATATACATCAATAACCAATGATTCCCTACTTTCGTCGTATGAACATTCATTAATCTTTATTGTGTCTTTCCATTCTCCCATAGATTTCTCAATTAAAGGATGTTTTAGGAAGTTGTTAAAATCATTAAATGACATAGATACATGCGCATATCCAGTAGTTTCGTGATTTAATTCTATGTAATTCTCTTCACGTAACGTCTTATCGTTCAATTTACACACTCCTAAATTGATATTAACATCCTGACACGTTAGGTTTTTTGGAGATTTCCATTGTGACCCTTTTATAGATACCCCTTTCAATTCGTGTTCATGGAGTAGGCCCATTGGACTACATATAATATCTACTTCCACCTTATCATACTCTTCTAACTTGGATTTGAGCATGTTATTTGATAATCTTCCCATTATTTTTTCAAGATTATTTTTATTGCGCATGGACACAGGGCTGTTAATGATCGAATTCATACACAATAGAGGGGACATTGTTCTATATATATTACATATTATTTTCTTTGTCGAGATTATTTATCGCTTCGGTTAGTAGGGTCGATAATTCTGTGAGCTGTTTTATATTTTCATCGTTTGATTTTTCCAGAGTTCGTATAAGAAGATCCGTTCTTCTGTGACTGGCGTCTATATACCAAAATGCCTTATGTTTTGTCATTTCTTTTATATTTTCTGCGAATGAATATCTTTCTGCGAGACGAACTCGGAGTTCGGTATTCCTTTTATGCAAGCGGTCGCATTCATCACGCAGTAATTTTAAATCTTTTTTGGATTTTCCAGAAGTTTTTGACATACTTTTGGCCATTACTTGTCTAGACAATCTGGGATTATGTTTAATCATTCTGGTTAATCGAACTTAGCTTGTGGTCTTTAATGTATTTATCGATCATTTCGAGTCTGTCGTTATATTTTGCGATATTATCGAGTTCCATTTCGATGGCGCCCATTGGACTCGTAAGCTCTCCGCGTACCTGTTCGCCAACTCCTGCCGGGTTTTTTAAATAAATTTCTACGTTTGCGAGGTGTTTTTGTACCATTCCTTTCGCGTGTGCCTTAAGACAGAATATCGCCATCGAACGATCCATGTTTTTATTACAATGACTTATTTTTTCTAAGCACCTTTTCTTCTACTTTACTTAATTGGATCAGGGCTAACACGGCCTCGCCTTCATCTTTATGTTTGAGACAGAATCCGTTTTTACCCGCTCTATATTGACACGAATCGTACGCACAATTTGGTCTCATTTTTACTTATATAAATACACACCCCCGACAGACTTAGGAGCCTTTTACCCTTCCTCGGCCGCCCGTACAATAGATTCCGGGAGTCGTCGTATTCGTCCCCTATATGGTGCGAATGGGTACATTTCCATTCTACTTGAAGCTAGACGAAATGGCGATTTATAATTATAATTTGATTTATCAAATATCTCCTTTAATAGATTCGTGGCTTCTAGATAATCCCCCTCCGGGAAGGCTTCCGAGTTTTTATCCAAAATCGCCAATAACTTATGGAATGGAGAGACGGTTGGTTTATTTTTTTCCCACTCCGCCCGTAGTCTATTTTCCTCATCTATCATACATTCTGGTATAGTTCTACACCACTCTATGATTTCTTCTCTTATACTTTGTGATGGAATGGGGTAGTCCGAACATAGATGTATCATATTAGGTAGGAGATTACATCCCAGACTATGTATATGTCTTAATAGGTCTAAATCCCCCGTTTCTAGACACTTAGTCACGTAATGATATTCGTCATTACTCCACGACATACCCACAATATTAGATAAATATGTGATAATATCAAATCTAAATGGTAAATCATCCCTACTCATTGCGAGTAACATATGTTTTCGTTCAAATACCCACATTACTGGAGTTCTAGCTGTGTTAATTATAGAATCAAATAGAACGACAACTTGTTCAAAACATTTTAAATTCGGAGAGTCCAGAACTTCACTGACCCAGTCGTGATACACGGAGTGTAATTGTACATTATATTTCAAGTGTAAATGATTTACTAGACTAATGTTTCCTTCGTGAATAGCCCTTTGCATTGCCATTGTTGTGGGTTGCCAGAGAAGTCCATCTTTGGGGTCACATTTCAATTCTTTCATACACCAATCAAACATATCTCGTGTTGTATCTTCGTGTATGATATCAGCAAATTCATATCCACTATTTTTGAAATTAGTGAAACTGGTTGGCATGGTTCTATATTTTTCGAAACATTCGGGATGACCGGCCAATACAGAACTCAATGTGTCGTTACATCTACACGCGATACATATAACGTCACTCATCTTGATTTATATTTGTTATAAATCTTTACTTATGTTTTCCAGTGATTTCATTCTCAGGATAAAAAAAATATGCACTATCATTATAAGATGCTTCTTGTATTCATCATACTTATATTTGCCGCAGTCATTGGCGCGATGCTTTATTTAAAGAAGAAGAAGGACGAAAAGAAGCGCAAGACAAAGGCCGCTAAAAAGGCCGCGGCGACAGCGGCAGCGGCAGCGGCCGAGGAGGAAGAGGAAGAGACCGAGGCGGCGCGAAAGCGAAAGGAGGACGCCGATAAGAAGCTTGCGCTCATGAAGAAACAACAAGATGAGAGGATCGCAAGTGTGAAGAGAGAAGAAGAGAAGAACGCACGCGATGCCGAAAAGCGAAGAATGTTCAGAGAGGAACAACGCCGCAAAGAGGCTGAGAAAAGAAGACAAGACGAACAAATGAGAAGACAAAAAGAAGAAAAAGCTCGGTATCGCCGGGAACGGGAAGCCCAAATGAGAAGACAAAAAGAAGAAGAAGCGCGGTATCGCCGGGAACGGGAAGCCCAAATGAGAAGACAAAAAGAAGAAGAAGCGCGGTATCGTAAGGAACAGGAAGCCGAACGGCGACGCATGGAAGCCGAAAGGAGAAAACAAAAAGAAGAAGCCCAGAGAAGACAACAACAGGCTGCTCAGGCACAACAACGCACCAGAGCCGAGATGAATAACACACACGAGAGATCTACGAGAGCTAACCATTGGGGTGGAGGTAATTCCATCTATTTGGATCGACACAACGTCGATTGTGGAAATAAAGCACTGAAGGGTTTCCATCTTCGTCGTCCGAGAGGTAACCAGATAAATTATAAATACCAATGTGGTGGCGCCACATCCAGCGCCGGTATTAATAAGAATTCCGGTACTAATCACTGGGGTGGGGGTCATACACTCTATCTAGATCGCCATACGGTGGATTGTGGTCCTAACCCTCTTCACCAATTCAAATTGGTTCGTCCGAATCGTCACGCGGTCCGTTACAATTACAAATGTGGTAATCGTCGTCACACCGGTAGATGTCGTAGAGCAAATACTGGATTCAATCAGGGACACCGAATGAGTATATTTTTGGATAGGCATAAGATTCGTTGTAATAATGATGAAGTGCTTAAGAAGTTTAAACTGAACCGACAACCCGGTACGGGATGGCCGGGTAAAATGCGATACGATTACGAGTGTTGTAAAATCTAAAAACCAAATAATGAGAACAATAAACACCTAATATAAGATTTGTTACACAAATGTTACATTAGTAATAAAATCTGCGTTAATATTACGTAAATAATGACACCTCCCCCTAACGAACCCAAGAAAAAAATCCCAGAATGGCATCAGCAACAGGAGGTTGTGTTGAAGGGATGGGCCGAGGCCGCCGCTTGTTATCGTTACATGCACCACCAATCGTTCCAAAAATTTAGGAAATCTAATATGCGTTATACTTTACCAGTGATTATTCTTTCAACCATAACGGGTACCGCGAATTTCGCTCAAGATTCGTTCGGCGAGGGACTTAAACCTTATGTGGCTCCGGGTATAGGTGGTTTGAATCTTATCGCGGGTCTTATCGCCACTGTATCTCAATTCCTGAAATTGAGTGAATATATGGAGAGCCATCGTGCGGCAGCAAACTCTTTTGGTAAATTTTCAAGAAATATTCGTCTCGAGTTAAGTTTGCCCCTTAAGGACAGGACTAAAGACGGTCCATTGTTAATAGAGGAATGTAGGGCAGAATATGACCGCTTACTCGAACAGAGTCCTAACATACCACAAGAAATCCTCGAAGAGTTTGAATTTGTTTATAAGGACGTTGAAACTCTGTATAAACCGGAAATCATATGTATCCACCCCGTGCGTCGGTACAATGCGATTCGTGAGAACACTTTGGTTAAAAAGTTAAAATCTCTTACTCAGTCGGACGAGTCACGAGCGGAACTCATGAAAGAACTCGGAGAGATACGAAAGAGTGGTCAGGGCAACGTGACAGCACCCAAAAACCTCGCTCTTTTAAAACATAAACTCAAAAGCAGAAGTAATGGTTCGTGTGGTGGATGTCTTTCTAAATCCGCCCCATTAGATCTCAGTGGGGATGACCAATCTGAAATGTCCGAATCCCCAAATAACTTCGATGAAACTATAATCGATGTTGAGGCCGGTCTCACAGATGATAACGAAGAATAAAATATCAATATAGATTAACGATGCGCGATCCATCAGAAAACAATTCGGTCAGAATTAATAGTCCGTCATCCCCACAATCTCCACGCGTTAGGGTATCCGGACGAAATGGACCCGGTCTTACTAGAAATTTTAGGTACAATAATTCTAACACTAATAACAATAACGTTGGAAATGTCAGACCGCGGGTTAGACAGAGGATCGACAGGACGATGATGAACCGCGTCCGTGGCGACCCAGAGCTCCGCCGCCGTGTATTCCCCAATAATTCAAACAATGGAGAGCTCCGCCGCCATACGATCGGTGTGGTTCGCCAATTATTTGGTGGTAACAATGAAGGACCCAAATCTCCACCCAAAGCTCCAAAGAAAGTGAATGTTTCGAAGTATGAAAAGATGTTGAAGAATCTTGAGAATAAAAACAAAAACACCAAAAACAAAAACACCAAACCCAATAACGAAAACAAAAATGTAGTTTCGTGGTTCAATAACAGTATGGCAGAAGCTAAAAAGAGTAACATTCCCAAAGATAAGCGGGTTTTCCTCTTAACGGATATGACAAATAATGGCAAGATTAAACAGGTGTGGGATCGCCGATTTCTTAACGGATTGGTTGAATCGTATGAAACACGCTATAATCGCGTCCGCGAAGCCAACGATCCATTCTTCACGTCTCCACTGACACGAAAAAAGTTTAGTAAGAATGACATCAAAGCGTATCCACCCACAAACACGACAAAAAGGATAATAAAGCAAATTATGAATAGTAAGGTTCTCGAAGCCGAGGTCAATAAAATAATAAAAATTAAGAAGAGCGAACTTAACGCGGGGACGATGAGGCACGCGAACCGCCGCGCGTCCGGTAATTGGGCGCGGTCAGAAGTAATGGATCCGATAAAGAATCTTATAAGAAGAGGTACTATAACAACCAAGAAACAATTACAAGAACTTAATACGATATATCAAGTTTGCGGTAGAGAAATGTTCATTTCTGGACACAAACGGGATGGCGCGTACTATAAGGCATATGGAGATGGAAAGTTTAAACCTCATCACATGAAATTTATGAAAGACGCACCCACGGTTATTGCTCAATTATATGACACTTTCATTACAAAAAAACCAGCGTCCGGGACGGTCCCCCTCTATAAATTACCATCGTCGGTGACTAAATATTTGTCACAGTTTGAAAAATATGTGGACAGGGTCGTCGGCGGTGATGTGACGATTCACGCGCGCGTCGTGCGTGTATTAAGACAAGTAGTCAGAGACGGTTATGTGGATTACATGAGAAAGCAGACCATGAAAGAGATAAGTACATTTAAAAATGCCAAGTTACGAAATGAACTCAGTGAGTACTATAATTGGCATGAGTTAGTGAAGAATGCTAGTTCGTAAGTATTAGTGCGTTAATAAATAGTAAATTTTCATATATAATTATTTGGAACATAAATAATTATATAAGTAATAATATGAACATAGGTAGGTATGATAACGTTTGTAGTCATTTCAGTATTATTTATTATTCCGGTGATTATTGTAACTTTTACATATAGATCTAGTATAAAATATAGTCAATATTAATCACTTAAGGGTGATGGTTATGGGAGTTTCCGGTTTAATAAAATATAATCCGGTTTGTAGTATAGTTTTATGTAACGGTTTTGATACGTATATAGTACTGCGTTTTAAGTATTTACGAGAATTAGTTCTATGTTTATTAAGAACCCGTTTTATTGTTAAGAATTTCTTTAATGATATATTGTGACACTGTGTAGTATCTATGATTAAAGATAGTTTCTTTTTGTATGACCAAACTTTTGTGAAATATGAGTCAATATATTCCGGGGTAGTATGATCTGATATACCTATACACACTTCCATATAGATTTATAGTTGTAGGTAATTTTAAGTTACATAATGTCATAATGACGAGATAGTCATACACAAAAGGTTACATAAATGACGAAACATATCTCAAGAAATGATATAAAATCGTTCTCCTGGAGATTCGTGGTGCGTGTAAAACCTATCGAATTTTTTTTCTTAGCTATATATTGAAGAGAG